GTACCACTCACCACCACCGTCGATACGGATGGGGCGGATAGGGCCAGCGCCGTTCGCTGCGTCGGCATTGCGGGCGTGCCGTTTAGCAAGGGACAGAGTTAGAGGAGTCATCTTGTCGTTGGTTACATCGAGAGTGTCGAACGCTGTGCCCCAAACTCCAGCGCTGTAGTTGCTGAGTGCTCCGCCAAAAAGTACGCGGTACTCATTCGCTGCCAGGTACGTTGACCCAGGGGTATCACTATCAACAAACGGCGTCACACCATCGACGTTGTTGCTGCCCATAGCCGAGATGATGTCGTCACGCATTTTATCCATGGCCCAATGCTTGAGCATGGTTCGCGCGGCTTCTCGGAGGGCGATTTCAGTCTTTTGCGAGATGATGTCGTCACGCATTTTATCCATGGCCCAATGCTTGAGCATGGTTCGCGCGGCTTCTCGGAGGGCGATTTCAGTCTTTTGCTCTTCAAATTCGTTCATCACCACGGCGTTACGCACAACGTCCACGTTGATTGCGTGTCCGTAGTTCTCTAGGGACTCTTCGTTCCCCTTGAGTGTAGTTCCACCGCTTACACCAGTTCCACGGAGCTTTCGGACCAGAGCGACGTTGATGCGGTCGCCTTTCTTCTTGGTCAGATTCTCTTTAGTCTGGATAACGGAGTTGACGGAGGTGCCCATGTAGTCACGGAACTGACTTGCGCGGACATACTCTTCGAAGAATTTAGCATCCCAGATTTGGGCTGTATTGGTGCTGTGGCTGGTTGTGTTGGCCATTTGTAACTCCCGGAACCTCCGGGGCGATCAGTTATCTGCCGCCGAAGAGGTCCTTAAGCGGCGTTGGGCCATTCCAGGCGGCACCACTTGCGGTACCTGCACCTGAACCCCTCGCCGACGATAATGGTGAAGGAACACCGTCTCCGGCAGAGTTTGCTTTGAGCTTTGCGATCTCGACTTCCAGGCGCTTCTGCACTTCAGCTTCGATGCGCTCTGCATCGTTCTTCGGCGCTTTGAGTTGCTCTTGGTAGTCTTTGACCGCTTGGTAGGCTGTGAGGGCTGGCATGTCCGCGTCGTTCAGGCTCTGACCGAGATAGGGTAGTGCCTTAGATGCCTCGTCGAGATGAGACATCACGTCGTCGTAGTCGGGGTACATCGCTTTTGCTGCTGCATGTGACATCTTGAACTTCATGTCCCTAATGCGTTCGTTGAGGTTACTCTCGACCTTCGTGAAGGCCCCCGGGATGTCCTCAAGAACAGCGTCCTCCGTCCACTCAAACGGCTTTTTGGCCTCTGCGGGTTTCTGATTCGCAGCTTGTTGGCCTTGCGCGTATGCTAATTTCCTCTCAACGTCCCTCAAATGCTCTTCGGCACTCTGCCGCTTCTTTCGCTCAGATTTCAGTGCTGCCAGTGGTACCTGTCGATCTTCTGATTCTCCAGCGTCCGGCGTCGCGCTGTCTGTCTGTGTTGTATCGGGAGACGCATCTCCCTCGCCCGTGGTTTGCGGAGTATCCTCTGTTGCCTGCCCCGTTGTGTCTCCTTCTGCTGGTTGTTCTTGTTCTTCCGCATCACCTGAGAAAAGTTCGTCAAGTTCCATAGTTCAGCTCCTCGCGCCCATGTCGTCGGCGTCACGATAACGTTTCCACGGTGGTATGATGCCATCACATTGGTAAAGTGTCAACGAGCGTTAACACCATCGTTACGTCGGTGTTATTTCGAGAGTCCAAGGGAGCGGAGGCTGGCTTCTGTCTTTGCTTCCACTGTTTCGTGGAGTTTTGACTGACCTTCGGCCATATCTTTGAACGTGCTGGCCTTGGTTTTACCGATGTCAGCCTCTTTCTTCTGCATCTCAAGGCCGATGTTCTGCATCTGGATTTGCTTCTGCTGCTCTTGCTCTTGCTGAGCCTGCTGTTGCTGCTCTGGAGTGACACCGCCAGTGTCGATCATCTCGACAAGCTGTTTCTTGGACCTGAGCCCTGACGATTCGATCATGAGCTTGAGCATAAGCATAATGGTCGGAGGCGGTAGAGCCCCACCGAGCGACCCGAGAAGCTGGGATAATTGCTCGAATTGCTCGTCTTGTAGGGTCAAAACGTCGGGCGATTCGTCCATGATGATATCGATATCCATCGACGCAAGCTCGTGCTTCTTGCCAGCAACCTCTTCGAGCTGAGCCTGCATATCCGGTGTGCGCTGCTCTGGAGGGGGGAGCTGCACGCCCTTGTGCTCCAACATCTCACCCACGGTAAGCGGGGTGTTGATGCCAAGATATTTGATATTCCTCTCGTCGTCAGTGACCCTGACCATACGCTCTTCGGTCCAGAACTGACGGACCCGCATCCACGCCTGACGGTAGACCCGGAGCTGCCACGCCCTGAACCGGTCGAAGAGACGGTTCAACTCGATAGCCCCACCCTGCTGCCTGGCCTGGATAGCTCGGCCCGAGTGTTGACGCGGGTCTTTGCCTGTCAGAGCTGAGTTGGCCCCGATGGAGTCAATCTCGGCTTTCGCCTCCTGCAGCAAGTTGAAGTGGCCGCTCGTCATGTCCCCGGTCGGAGAGATGTCGAAACGAGCTTCTGGCCGGACCTCGATGTAGCCGTCTGGCTTGGCGAGTAGATGGAGGCTCTTGCTGCGGCGCTTGTTGATCTCTTCCTGGGGGCTGATTAGAGGGCGGACCGTGCCGTACCGATCGTTGTTCCTGTCCACCTTCGCGCTCTGGAGAATGAGACCGGGGACGGAATTCAGCTTGTCGTCAATGTAGGGGGAGGCCACCGGCTTCTCGAAAAACCCGGCTTTGGTGTAGGTGGCGACATACCACTCGTCCCCAACGTGGTACCAGATCTGGGAGACTTTTACCCGCGTTCGGCCGCTGTGATGGTCAGACCAGAGCCCGAACCTAGGCCGGTCGTCGAAGGTGTCATCCAGGCCGCTGTTCGCTTCACCCACCGATTGCTCAATGATGTCTTTCGTGTCTGGCCACTTCGCCTCAGCGTCTTCGGAGTCCATCCAAACCACGGTTCCGAAGAACTTCGCGTCCCTGAAGTCGTGGAAGCGGCTGCGAGGGTCCCAGAACAGTCGGTCCCACGGGATGCGCTCGAGAACTACGCGTTTCCCGCCATTCACATCGTCGTCTTCTACACGAACATCAATTCCGCAAGTGCCCTCAATGAACAGGTCCTCGCCGCAGTCGGAGCGCTCCTGGTCCCAGTCGTTCAGGTCCATGACGAACCGAACCGCGTCCGTAGCTGCGGCAGCCCCTTCGTCTTCCATCGGGGTGCGCGCGACGGCCTTCGGGGTCGTCCTGGTCTGGGACTCCATGCCTAGGATGAAGTCGATTTTAGGCGCTACACGGTTGAACACGGAAGCAGGCTGCCCGCGCTCTTTCAGCTCGGCCGCTTCTTCTGCTGTCCATTGTTTGCCGTCGTAGAAGTCGCGGTCACGCTCCGACAACTCGCGCGCGTCTTGTGTCGCATCCTCGTAGTCGTCAAACCACTGAACGAGTCTTGTCAGCTCTTTTGCGGGCATATCACACCACCTTCCAGAGGTTTCCCGGCTGCGCTAGTTTGGCGAAGGCGCGGTCCCATTTGTCTTCCTTCGGCTTTTTCTTCGGCTTCGGCTTCTCGCCCGGGGTGAGTTTGTCGATCGCGTTGGCAATCAGTGAGCACACATCGACCGCATCGTCGTGCTTGCCCGGAAACGCTACCAACTGGTCGACGGCCCGATCGGCCCACAGGGTGTCGGGGAAATTGACTTTTCCGCTAGCTGAACGCCCCTGGAACGGACGGGCACGTATGCGCTTGTCGGATGTCGACGGCATGAACGTGGCTTTGACGTAGACTCGCCGCTCCCGCATACGCTTCTTGAGTGACGGCTCTATGGCTCTGCGGATGGCCCCGGACTCGCCATACCAACACAGGGGCTGCCACTTCTCGACCAAATCCAGCAGGGTCTCAATCCACACGTCTGCAGTCGTCTGGCCACTCCACCAGTCGAGCGCCCACAAGTTGTCGTCACAGTCGATGCCCCAAACAGCGTGTTCCGTGAAGTCACCACCGCCCTGGGTTACCGCGAAATCGCTCGTAATGTAGACCGAAACGTCTGGATGGGAACCAATAACATGGCGCGGGTACCACGCTCTCTCGAAGTAGTCGCCACCGTCCGCCTGGGGCTTCTGCTGGTACAGGCTTACCCAAGTCCGCTTCTCGGTGGATTTGCGGCGGCGCTGCATCGCTTCGAGAGGGAATGCTTCCGGCCATAGCGTGCGCTCCCTGTTCGTGCCCTCATGCATGATCGCGGGGAGACAAATCACTTCCCACTTGTCCCCTGTGCCGTCGAGTTCTTTCTCTAGCAGCCGGCCCGCAAGGTCGTCCGGGTGCCAGCGGGTGTGCATGATCACAAGCGCACCGCCAGGCATCAACCGGCTTTGGATGTCTGAGTCGTAGATGTTCCACAAGCGGTCGCGGAGCCTCTTGCTCTCGGCCTCCTCCCGGTTCTTCATGGGGTCGTCGACGATAACGATGTGCCCACCACGACCTGACAGGGTTCCGCCTACACCAGCGGATATGTAGATGCCCCCATCTGTGGTGTGCCACCGGTTCGCGGCTTTTGCGTCTGGGGAGAGCTTCAGACCAGGGAAGAACCGCTGGTATTTCTCGTCGTCAATGATGTTTCGGACCTGACGCCCGAAGCCGCTCGCTAGCTCGTCATTGTAGCTCGTGCAGATGATCTGTTTGGATGGATTCTTGCCGATGTACCAAGCGGGAAACCGGAGCGAGACTAGCTCCGATTTCCCGTGCCTTGGCGGGGCAAATATCATCAGGCGGTCGCACTCTCCACGCTCTACGCGCTCAAGGGCGTCACAGATTTTACGATGGTGCCACCCGACCATGTAGGCCGGGTGTGTGTGTTTGGTGAACGTAAGGAGGTCGCGGCGTCCCTTGCGACGCAACAACAGCTCGGTGGCTGCGTCGCCAGGGGTAGCCTTGTCAACCATCAGTTATGCGTCAGTGGTTTGGGCTGGCGCTACTGGATAGGGTTTCGTGGTGTAGAATACACAAGCGCTGATAGTCCCTGTCCCGGTCGTGCCTGCTGCGGTCTGGACCGTTACGATCAGGTCGACATCGGTGGTTCCGACATCGTATGCGCCATCGTGCGAGTAGATCGGGATATACACCCCAGGTGGATACCCGAACTGGTTGATAACGCGGCTTGCGTCATTAATTTGTTGGACTACGCCGTTCAGCAGGATTGTCGCTGCTCCGGTGACGCCAACATCAAGAACCAATGTTTCCGTGGCGTTAGCCTCAAGCGTGGTGTCGCCAGCAACCCAGCCACCAACGATCAAAGAATTGCCCGGAATCTTGCACATTGTGTAAGTGGATGTTGCATCGCCGATCGTGGCTACCTCAACGGTGCCAAACGATACAGCGACAACCCCAGCGTCTGGTCTGGTGAGAGGAACAACGCTCTGCGCTCGGCCTGCGGTATAACTGACAACTGCCATGGGTATAACCCTCCCCGGGTTTTGGATAAACGCAGGGAGACACGTTGCGGGGCAGCAACGCTAGGATGATAACCTGGGTCGGTTAGACTGTCAACGTCTGCCCGTTAGAACACGGGATACTGAGGTGATATGCCAGACTTTGCCGCGAGGGGCGTAACCCTCTGCAGTAACCACGGCAGCAATCTTCCTATAGCTCATTCCTCCTTCGCGCAACTCTTCCATGCGCGCGATGCCCTTCTGCTCCTCGATATCTTCTCTGAGGTCCTTGCCAATCTTCTGCCACCCATACTTCGGGTTTCCCCCAGGAGCCTCGCCACGGCTCTGCTTGGCTGCCAGGGCGGCTCGTGTGCGCGCACGTATGACGGCTCGCTCGTACTCAGCGAAGGCATCGACCATAGTTCGCATGAGCTTGGACTCCCCGTTCCCAGCGCCATCAGCGACGATAATCGAGCCACCTCTGCGGCGTACAAGGCGCTCGATCATGGCCGTGAGAATAACGCTTCGGCCTATCCTGTCTCGCTTCGCAGCCACAAGGACATCACCCTCGTTCAGGGCGTCAATCGCCACCATCAAGGTGAGA